CTTGCGAGGAACGTACTTTTTGATCAATTTCCCATAACGGTTTCATTTCGGCCTGATCCGCAAGAGCATTACACCCAAGCAGCCTCGCACCTAATTACTCCACTGAGAGGTACTAATTGAAAAGACACGCAATAAAGTTAATCACGATTGACTGCCAAGTAATCCCTTAAGTCAGGGGATTTCACGGTGGCATCGCGTCAAGATCCATCACTGGACAACTCACGCTTCAAATAACACCGTGGGTCAACTACATACGGCAACCCTATTTTTTAGGCATTGCCGCGGGGATAACCGACTCCTTCACTTTCGTGTCCTGAGTCGGTACCGGTTCGACTTCAATATATCCGTCATCGATTCGGAATTTCATCGGTTTGTCACTCGTCGTCGGCCTAACCGACGGCATCCTGAATGACACGTTCCTTTGTGCAGCAATCTTCTCCGGCATCGCACAATCACACATCCCCCCGTTACCAAGGAAACTGCAACTTCGACACTGGGTATTACCAAACACACACGTCCGAGCCGGCATCCTCTTACCAACACTGGTCAAAGATTTATCCACGCTCGCCGATTTAATCAGCGCAGCGCCAGTCGATTCCGAAAAATCACCAGCCTTCCGCGTTTTCACACGTTCCAATTGAAACTGTTGCCACTCCAAATACTCTACATCAGTCATACTGGGCAGCGGTCGCTTCTCGATGTTGATATTAACCATCTTCGATTCACTCGTAATCGATTTCGCTTCAACGGGTTTCGGTTTCCCCGAGATGGTATACGGCGCCGACGCGTGTTGTCTTTTTGTTATTGTGGCCAACCTTTTCACTTCAACGTGGGCGGCCAATAACGCGTCTGCAGCTTTTTGTTGTCGTAATGCATGATGCAGCACCAAAAATCCCTTTGATTTTGGACAATCCAACGGCGATAGCGTGGAAAGCCCCGCGGCTCGAATCGCGGTGATGCTGTTATTCACTTTAGCAATCATGATCTTTGAGACTCCGAATGTAATGGGAACCGTCGTCGCCAGGTTTTGCCCATAAATGAGTTCGATAGTCGATCCCGCACGCGCAACTTCAAATACAGCGGCCCAATCTCCTGCGAGTGTTCCTACTGTGTTTGGTGCGCCCGGTAGCACTGTACGGTACAGCGTCGTGTCACCCGTATCAGTGAAATCGTTCAGAAAAACATTACCCGCGGTAACAACCACAGAGCAATGCGCAAGCATCATATAAGTTCCCACTTCCGGGAATTGTATGATTTGAACGAACTTATTTTTGTCCGTCCCGCTCGCTTCCAAAAAAGCGATTTTCAACCCATCATTACCCGAGGCAGTATCATCCGTACCCCACGGGTGGTCCTCATCCGCAGCTGTGGAGCCACCATTGACGTATAATTCATCGTCAGGCGCTTCCTCCAGTATCGGATCAAACAACTCACATTCGTAATCAACAAATAATTTTCCGGTCACGGATTGATTGAGGTTCAACGTCAGCGGAACACCATCCACTGTAACATCCAAATTGTTAGCACCGAGTATATTCAAACCTGCGGTGACAACGTTGACCACACCATCAACAATCGTGTGTAAATCATCAAATATGTTCTCCAATGATTCGGCTCCCGTGACGTCAGTCACGAACTTCGGCCCGATCGAACGTGACGAGGGAAATACACCACTCGCACTCAATGCAGTCCACGGGGCTCCTTGCACGGATCCCTCCCGATTCAATGTACCTTTCATGTCCTCGAACGGTTTATCATCCGCGTTCGGATTCACTGCGATAGCAACGGTACCGGCATTTCCAGTACTCGCGTTGGGTTCATATTCGAATTTCAATTTTTTAAAGAAATATGTGCTGAAATGTATGGCGATCTGCGACAAATAAGGAAACAACTCCTCATTCGCCGGGTTAATAGCCATCGGTGAATTCGCAAACTTTGCCGCATACACCGTGACATCACTAACCTCCTCGCGCATTACAATCAGTACAGGTCTCGTTTTCTCCTTCCGCGTGACAGCCGAAACAGCAACTGGCGCAGTTTTCTTCATCTGCACCCCAACTTTGCTTTTCATCATACCCTTCCCTTTCTCTTTTCCAGTCTTGGCAGGCATCTTTACTCCAAACACGCGTCCAAATGGCTCAAGTTATTCCACGAAATGTCGTATAAAAACACACAAATCTGAACAAACACGTACACAATTAGCGAAGCAAATAAGTAGAGCGGGAGAATGTTTTCAACAACTTCCCTCTACGATCGTTTATCGCCGGAATCACGGCGCTTCGGGTTCCTCAACCCCATAACCAATCGTCGGCAAAATTCTGCCGATCTCCACTTCTGCTTACAGTTCTCAAACAACCACCGACTCAGAACACTTATTGCGTGATCATCAAAGGCAAAGTCGTAACACAGACTAAGGACCGCGTCAGGTAATGTATCAACCATCACCCCGTTAATTCTCTTAACGAAATTCTTATGACGCAGATTAAACACTGTTTTTCCCCAATTTGTAAGAACTGGCACATAATCTCCATTGACGATGCGGGTTTTTGTTGAACAAAAGGCCAAATCACACGCCTTTGCGGCCTGATTTATATCTTCATCCTTTATAAAGAAACCGAGGGACCTCATCCACTTCACATACACGAGGTTTTCTTCGTAACCCTCTTCCAGTGTGTCATCGCCCATTGCGGCAAGATCACCACCGAAGCCTGTTCCCGAAGTGTATTCAAAACACTTCTTCAACAAATACTGCATACGGCTGTTCGCACTAATGGTCAATTTATGACCAGACTTAACCACACTGTCAATCTTCTGAGGTATCTCCACCCCATCACTAAAGACCACGGTAACACGTCTAAAATTAGCATATTGCAAATCAAACAACCGTTTAAACTCCACATCCGCCGGGTTCGCGCAAAGCGCCCATCTGACTTCCCCCTCCCATTCCAACAGCCAACCGGGAACAGACCAGTCCCAACCGGACTTATCCATCTCCAACCAACCATGGGCAGGTTTCCGATCACACAGCACCGTCATAAATCGATTCCATACTCCATGCGTTCTTCCTAAACCCACCTTCGTAGGTATATCCTCGTAACATTCCATCTCTGCCTCATTACTCGGATCAAACGCAATGGATGAAAGGATTTGATCAATTAAAGAAAAGCTCCAAATCAGCCTCTGTCGCCCCAAACGAATTTTTTCCTTCTTCGTCGGTTCATTCTTCACAAACAAGCGAACAGGCAAAGTGACGTACGTTCCCTGACGTATCTGACACAATGCTACCTCAACTAACCTTATCAATTCATCGATTCCCAATCGAGCGATCACCTCCCTATTCGAGGAACCCCACTGATTCCAATAAGCCCCTGGAGACCCATCGAAGTTCAGTTTGAAAATTTTACCTCGAATGTATTCTTTTGACCACCAATTTGAAGGAATATCCCACCCCGCTTTCGAATACCGTTGCAACGTCGCCATCACTGCGAATTCTCTGCCACTGGGCTCCTTCACAAAATTTTGCCTGTTCATTATATGCCATTCAAAACTCTGTTGTTCCGCCGACGACCCCACAGGTGGAAAATCATATTCTTCACAGATCTTCTCGTCGGTACCACCGAAGTCACGGTCAATGCGTTTAACATTACCCGTGTTGTTGAAGCGGTGCGCACCCATATGCGCCACCCCCCAACCCTTAATTAGGAGTGAGGGATCGGAGCCTTGCGGCTTTTCCGATCCAACGGGAGCTCCAACCAAAAGGTGTGCTTCGTCCCGTCGTCCATCTTTTTGTAGACCTTTACCCACTCCATCCCAGCCGACGGGATTTTTGTCGGCTTGTCCCAGTTTAAATCCTCCGGCGACTTCTCTAAGGCCGGTTTTTGGCTATCACCACTTGAGACTGACGACTCACAAATAACCGTTTTCGGATAATGTATCGTCATTGGAATCTCACACTCAGTGTAACTTTCATTTTTGATGATGGGCGTAACAACCACTTGGGGTACGCTAACTTTGACATCATCCGGAATTGCCGGGCTTGGCTGCTTTGGAACGGCGTCCGGCTGTCCATACTTTTTGATGAACCACGCTTTCTGACCATCCAACACTTTTGCCTTCTCTTCGCTGATCATTTGATCAATCTTTTCCTGTGAGTAACCCATACCCCGCATCAGTTCAACGCGCTTCTTCAACTGAGCTTCACGTGACTCCCGCTGCGGGCCTTTACCACCGGCGAACGCCTCATCCTCGACAGACCCAAAAGCCTCATCGCGACGCCGCGCTCCCATACCGGGATATCTCCAATCGCCGAACATCTTCTTATAATCCTCCGCTTTCGCCTTGGCCTCAATTAGATCATCGTACAATGGCTGAGTTAAACCGTACCTTTCAATCGTCGAGTAAATACCTTCGAGTTCATTATCAGCCTCCTCCTTATCCAAAATCAACTGCTCCAAAGCAGAATCATGGTTACGTTGGGCTTTCTTCAAACCTCGTTTGGCACGCCTTCCTAATTTCATGCCAGATAAAAGGTCACCTTCATCGGGTGTATCATCCTCCGCTTCTTCAGGGCGGGTAGGAGTCTCATTTACAAAACGGGCACTTTCCTTTCTCACACTCGCTTTTTCATCAACAGAGGGAGGGTTCGCCCGCGAGAATTCTACCCCCTGCAACTTCGCAGCGAGATCCTCCGCACGGCGCTTAACTTCACTCTCTGAATCCGCCTTAACCTTCGCCAATCTCTTGGCCAATTCGCGTCCCTGTTGATCTTCCTTCGCGAGCTCAACGATCTTTTCATCGTCGCAAGCATTGATCTTATCTCTCATTTGCTCCAACATCTCTACCACGCAAATCGCTGTATTCGGCGCGCTCATGCTCGCCGTCCCTGCAGGGCCACCCTTATGGACCGCAACGATTCGATTCGCATCGATCATTACCGGCGATCCACTGAAACCGGGGGCGCTCGAATTGATGTGGCTAACTATCCGACTGGAAATGTCCTTCTTATAATAACACATTCCAATTGAACGGAAAACCGTACCTGAATCATCCATCCCATAAATTTCACAACTTATCGCGGGTGGCGGGATAACAGGCACCCGAGGGTAAGCCATTTGAAGTACCTTGAAATCGCCCATTATTAATGCGAAATCTGCTGTTTCAGCGGTAATCACTGAGTCTTTTACACTCACAATGATCGAAAGGACTTCCCTTCGAAAAGTCTCTTCCGCCTTCATGACCTTACCATCGGACATAACGACCGACTTATTGTTCACTTTGACTACATTAACACGCTTCAACTTAAACGTACCCGCATCACGGGCTGCGTCCTTGACAGCATGCGACATCGTAACGAAAAACTTCTTCCCATACTTTGTCGTGTAACAAGCTAAACCTTTATATTGGTCGTCCATAGTATAAATTCCAACCATATACTGCGGGAGGTCTACGATTACTTGTGGTACACTTAATGCACTCGCACTTTCATCATTGATCAACCCGTCCAAACCGTTCTCATACTCTCGAATTTCCCGCTCAATAACCGTTACTCTCTCAGTACGTTCCATGAGTTTCTCACCCATCGCGAACGCGGCATTGAACTTCACAGGGTATTTCTGACCCCGTTTCGAAATATGTCCCTCCAGTGTGGTTGCTTCTCCGCCTATCGTTATTTTTTCTACGGTTACGTCATTTTTATCGTCCAACAACGAATCCACAGCGGCGTGTCGTCGACACCAACCGCAAAGACAATGACGCGTAAACTTCGTAAAAATTGATTCACCATCCCTGCAAAACTTTATCATCGCATGGACGAAGACGAATACACAATACATTACACAGAATGTCAGTAATACATACACCATTATATTCATACGCGGGTTTTCATTCCACCAACGCACGATATCCATATCATTAAACCACGCCGAAATGCTTCGCTGCATATTTTCCAACGTCTCCGTCGTATTCCAATGCACATAAACATCAATCGGTATTCCTTTCAAATAGGTAAACAGACTGGCATTCACCGCCGGCCCATTCGTGTTGTTCAACAATTCAGTTAATTTCAAAACCTCGGGCAAAGAGTCCACCACGTCCATAACTGCTGGCACGGGCGGACCGACGTCGATGCTCTTAAACGGGACAGACTTCTTCTTCAAATAAGCTTCCCTAATAGCACTAAAGTTAACCACTTTCTCATCCATTACAAACCCAAGCGCCCCTTCGGACACTAAAGCATTCACGGCATGAATAAGCGAAAACACTAACAACACCTTCGCATTGTCAGTCAACGTCTCCCAAATCGTTTTAATGGCTCGCATATATAACTTCCGACTTGTGTTTGCGAGTGGGACATTTGCCCAATGAGCCCCTTCCATAACCTTCGTTCGGGGGGCAACGTGCGCGACATTAAGGACCCCTTCCAACAACTCACCATCACTGACGACTATCGGAATGTCCGCATAATAACGACCGGCATGATACCGCACACCCGACAACAATTTCTCCTCCCACGTCCAAACGACTGGGTTCTTAAATGTGTTGAGTTTAGTCACCACTGACCAATGCGGACCACCTGATCCATTAAGAGCATGCCACTCACCGCACGCTTGGATAACAGCGGATTCGTAACAGGTCCTCACGACCTTCACTCTTTCCTTATGTGCTGCGGGAACACCAGACATCACCCGAGTCCCGTACACATTATTGAGGAAATATTTCATAATAACCCCAATAACCGCCACCATCTCACCATCACCCGATATTGTGTAATTCAAC